CTATAAAGTAGCTGCTGACTCTTACGACTCTGATGTAATGCTTGAAGCGCAAGAAAAATTAACAGAAGCTAAATTAAAATTAGAAGCTGCGAAAAATTTTAAGCCAACCCCTTTACAAAACGATTCAAATAATGCAACAATAGAAGCACAGATACAACAAAAACCGAGACTTGACGAAAAAACCTTGCGCTGGCAAGCAAAAAACCAGTGGTTTGGGTCTCCGGGTTATGAAGATATTACGGCTTTTGCACTAGGGCTGCACCAAAAACTAGTAGCTACGGGGTATGACCCGCGCACAGACGAGTATTTCGAGAGAGTAGACTCTCGCATGAAACAAGTTTTCCCTGAAATGTTCAGGAGTGAAGACGAATCAGCCCGATCTGAACCAACTAGAAAGCCTGCAACTGTTGTTGCTTCAGCCACTCGTTCCACGGGGGCAAAAAAACAGGTTAATTTGACTGCAACTGCTAAACGCATCGCAGATAAATTTGGTCTTTCATATGAAGAATACGCTAAGCAAGCTTTAAAATTGGAGAACAGTAATGGCTAATAATCGCACTCAAAGAGATCAGGAAACTCGTGAAAACAATCCTACACGTTATGTATATACACCGCCTAGCGCGCTACCTGACCCTACACCGGAACCGGGATTTAAATTCCGTTATCTTGCGGCTCAAGTTGGAGGTGAATCAAATCACACCAACATGTCTCAAAAATTCCGTGAAGGCTGGGTACCCGTAAAAGCAATAGATCATCCTGAATTACAGGTTGTCGGAAACAAAGACGGAAACGTCGAAATTGGTGGATTAATTTTATGTAAAGCCCCACAAGAAATGGTGGAAGCTAGACAAGAACACTACGCTAATGTGGCCGAAAACCAAATGTCTTCAGTAGATAATCACTTTATGCGCAACAATGATGCCCGTATGCCTTTATTTACTAACAATAAATCGGAAGTAACTAGAGGACGCGGTTTTGGTAATGGTTCTAAATAATTTAATTTTGGAGGTTTAAAATGGCAACAACATCTAATCCGTATGGGTTAAAGCCAATTAACCTTATCGGTGGTCAAAGTTTTAACGGCGGTGTGATTCGTGAGATTCCACTAACTGTTAATAACACTGCGGCTATCTATAACGGTGACTTGGTTCAAATTGGCGCAGCTTCTGCTGGTCAGCCAACAGTGGTAACAGCAACTCCTACAACATCTTCTGTTGGTTTAGTCGGTGTGTGTATTGGCGTTCGTTATCAATTAGCAGGTCAACAACTTGGCTATCCTTTATATGCTCAGTATTTACCAGCTAACGCTGTTACTTCTGGCTACACAAATATCTTTATTCGTGTAATGGATGATCCAGACGCATTGTTCCAAGTTCAGTCTTTGGGTTCTATCCCACAAACTGCTATTGGTAAAACAATTGCATTAGCAAACTTTACAGCTGGTACTTCTAGCTCAACAGGTAGCACTGTAACTGGTAACTCAGTCGTTGCTCTTGCTTCTAGTGCAGCTAATACCGGCGCTTTAGCAATGAAAATCGTTGATTTTGTGAACAACAGCTCAACATTTGGTGGAAACTTCCCATCTAACCCAGGTGATGCGTATACAGATTGTATCGTCAAGTTTAACTTTGGCGTGCACTCTTACTATAACGCGTCTGGTACAACTAACTAAGGAGCTAAAAAATGGCTATTTCACGTTCACAGCTCCTAAAAGAGCTACTCCCCGGCCTCAATGCCTTGTTTGGTCTTGAGTATAAACGCTACGGCGAAGAGCATAAAGAATTGTACGAAACAGAGAAATCTGAGCGTTCATTCGAAGAAGAAACCAAACTTTCTGGTTTCTCCGCTGCTCCAGTAAAATCTGAAGGCTCGCAAATTGCTTATGACAATGCGCAAGAAGCTTTTACATCTCGCTACTCACACGAAACCATTGCTTTAGGTTTCTCAATCACTGAAGAAGCGATTGAAGATAACTTGTATGACTCTTTGTCTGCACGTTACACTAAAGCTCTTGCTCGTGCTATGGCTTATACCAAGCAAGTTAAAGCGGCTTCTGTATTAAACAACGGTTTTATTTCTGGTACTAACAACCAGTATAACGGCGGTGATAACGTGCCTTTGTTCAGCACAGCTCACCCAACTGTTAACGGTGGAACCAACTCTAACGCCCCATCTACACCTGTTGATTTGAACGAAACTTCATTGGAAAATGCTGTTATTCAAATCGCTGCATGGACTGATGAGCGCGGGTTGTTAATCGCTGCTAAACCACGTAAGTTAATCCTCCCACCTGCATTACAATTCGTTGCTACTCGTTTGCTAGAAACTAACCTTCGTGTTGGTACTAACAATAACGATATCAGCGCAATCGTAAACAACGGTTCTGTTCCTGAAGGTTACGCAATTAACCACTTCTTGACAGACATTAATGCATGGTTCTTGTTAACTGATGTACCTAACGGACTCAAGCACTTTGAACGTATGCCTATGGCTACTTCAATGGACGGTGATTTCGATACAGGTAACGTTCGTTACAAGGCACGTGAGCGTTATTCTTTCGGTTGGTCTGATCCACTAGGCATCTGGGGTTCTTCAGGTTCATTCTAATCAAATGGCCGTTCCCAATAAAACCTCGCTCACAAGGCGAGGTTTTTTCTTTCTTTAGCGTGATGTTTTCTATGGCAGTTAGAGCAAAGCACAATGCATTTTTTTATTTCTTCTCGCGCACCGCTGTAGTTTTGCCATTGTATAAGTTCTGATACTCTTTTATTCGCAATGTCTTTTTTGATGTGGTGAAAATCAAATGTGGCCGGGTGTGTCTCGCCACAATGCTGGCAAGTAAGTGTAGCTTTAAATTCCGCCCATAGAACCCTTAATTTCTTTTTATAGTCTAAGTTCTTTTTGATTATTTTTTTCTTATTTGCCTTGTAGTATTTTTTTGAATACTCTTTAGCCTTTAGCTTTCTAACTTCTAAATCTTTATACGGCATAGGCTACCCTTTAAAATATTTATATATTTTACACACTAAAATAAAAATATTGTATACTATGTGTAACTGGGTGATGCTTATATCGGACTGCCCCAGCAGACGATGCAACGATTGATATAAGTGAACTTTTGCATAAGGACAATTTATTATGGCACGCGCAACCTTTGAAGGCCCGATTCTATCTGGCGATAATCGTTTTGGAGCATTACGTAACGTAGGTTACTCCCAATTAGTACAGAACATAGACTTAGACTTTTCTAATACAACCGCCGGTACAAACACATACGCTGGTACATCTGGTAACTTTGTAACCTCTAATACAATTCCAAACGTAAACGGTGTCGTATATCAACCATCAAGTTCAGTATACCCTTCAGTAGCTCAAACTATTCCAGCAGACACAAACACAAACATTTATCGCGGCGCAGTTCTTTATATTCCAGCTGGCGCAGATTTAGATAATATTTATGTTGACGTTGCGGCTCTATATGCAGTTACTGGCGGTACAGCAGCCATTACTTCACAAACTGTTTATGTATCAAATAACTACACAGCTGCCGCAGGTACTCCAACATATTTTGCAACAGGCGCAATTTCAGCAGTAGGTCGTCAAGCATTAGCAACATTTACTGGTACACAAATTATCAATCAAACTGCAACTTCTACAGATATTTTACAAGCTAACGGACAGCCAAATATTTCTCAAGTTGTTATTACAGTTGCTATTGTTGGTACTGCATTGTTATCTGCGACTGCAACGACTGGTCGTTATGACTTTACTCTACAGTACACACAACCTGATAATAACATCGGTACATTGACAACTTACCCATATGGTAATTTTGATTAATTAATTCTCTGGGAGCTCCGGCTCCCTTTTTAAAAGCTAAGGAGATTAATTATGACAATGCAATATGATGTAAAATCGGCCCATTTTAGCGGCAGTGGTTTTGCAATTCTTGGGCGTACGCGTCTTAAAAATTTAATTTATTTAGGTACAGGAACGGCTGGCGGTATTGATTTGTTTGATACAACTGTAGCGCCAGTTAATGCTACTTATGGACGTTCCGGCAATACCCTTACTATAACTTCAACAGCGCATGGTCTATCTACTGGCAATATTGTGGGTATTACATACAGTCCAGCTTCGGCAGTTTCTCCTGTTGCTGGTAATTATGTAATTACTGTTGTAGATGCCAATACTTTTACTATTACCGATATTAACTCTGGAACAATAGCGACTGGCACAAGCTGTATTTATTCTGGCACTGGTAGATGGATGGTCGGATACAATACCGGTACAGCGGTGCAACCATTCCAAGTTATTTTTTCCGGTGAAGGTGTATTGGCAAACACGGGTATATATGTTGTTGAGACTAATATTTCATTCCAAACAATTCAATATGGATAATCAATGTGGCTACTAAGAAGAAAGGACCCAACCTTGCAGTTGGAAGAGGCGAAAAACTCCCGGTTTCTAAAGGGGCTGGACTTACTGCTAAGGGTAGGCAGAAGTATAATGCAGCGACTGGATCAAATCTTAAAGCTCCTCAGCCAGAAGGTGGACCACGTAAAAAGTCTTTTTGTGCGAGGATGAGCGGTATGCCAGGACCAATGAAAGATGAGAACGGCAAGCCTACTAGGAAGGCCGCTAGCTTAAAAAGGTGGAAATGCTAATGAGCGATATGGACCCAATAGAAACCGCTAGAGAATTAGCTACACATGCTAACGATATTGTGCATTTGCAAGCCGATATGGATCAAATGATAGCTGAAATGACGGAGATGAAAAGGTCTTTACAGGCTATTGAAAAAACGTTGGCAACAGCGCATGGTGGATGGCGTACACTAATGATGGTAGGCGGCGCTTTTGGTTTAGTTGGCGCTTTATTAGCAAATTTGTTTCAAGGCGCGTGGGGTAAATAATGCCAAGTAAATCACAAGCTCAACACAACTTTATGGAAATGGTTGCCCACGATCCAAAGGCAGCTAAAAGAGTAGGAGTATCGCAGTCTGTCGGTAAAGATTTTAGTGAAGCCGATAAGGGTCGAAAATTTAAAAAAGGTGGCGAAATGAAAAAAATGGCTAAAGGTGGTATGGCTGAATCTAAAGCAGAAGCCCGTGAAGAAATTGCAAGAGACAGTGTCACTCAAGCAGAAATTGACAAAATACTTGAGCATATTGACCAGCGTTTTAACAAGCTTGAAGACAAAATTAATAAACTTATTGCGAGGTAAATAAAATGGCAAAACCAAAACAGTCTGAAATGAGTTTAGATACTCCAAGTCGTTACTTTACGATGGACGGCTATGACATGGATCGTAACCAACTACAAAAATGGGTATCGGAAGAAAATGCCAAACAGAAAGAATTTAAAGAAGAAAGAGATAAAGATAAAGTTGAAAAAAAACCAAGAGACCTTAGACAACAATCGCTTGACCTTGATATACCCGACTCTAAAAATAAAGTTGAAAAAAAACTAATAAACCCTAGAATTGGACGTGGTGGTATGGGCGGAGCAGGAGCGCCGTTACCTGTTAATGGTATGACACGTAATCCTAATTTTGAAATGAAAAAAGGCGGTAAAGTGTCAAAGTGTCCTTATGATGGAGTAGCTGAAAGAGGTAAAACCCGTGCCAAGTTCAAGTAAAAAACAACATAATTTTATGGAAATGATTGCTCATAACCCTGCTATGGCAAAGAAAAAGGGCGTACCGCAATCTGTTGGTCGTGATTTTGAAAAAGCCGATAAAGGCAGAAAATTTAGAGAAGGTGGAGTTATGAAAAAAGAATCAATGAAAGATGACATTAAACAAGATAAAGCAATCGTTAAAAAAGCTTTTGGTATGCACGATAAGCAAGAGCATAAAGGCGAACACACTGATTTATCTAAACTTAAAAAAGGTGGATTACCTATTAAAAAAATGGCTAAAGGTGGTGTAACTGGTAAACCTAATTCAGTAGGTAAATTATTTCCAACAGGTAAAACAATGGGGAGTATGAACATGAAAAAAGGCGGCGTAGCAGAAACAATGGGCCCACGTACAATGGGTAAAGACGTTGAAGCTGGTTCAAACAAACTTAAAAAGTTTGGCGAAAGTAAAGTTGAAAAACGTGGGGATACTAAAGGTAAAAAATTTGGTGATTCAGGCCCTTCCGTCGGCATTCAAAGCATGAAAAAAATGGCAGCTGGCGGGGTAGCTACTCGCGGCTACGGTATAGCAAAGAAAGGATGTTAATATGTTTAAGCACAACGTAGACAATGTTAAACAGCACGAAGAAGGTTCTTTTAAACACCATAGTAACATCTACGGTAAAGAATCCGCTGGGCATAAAATGCACCATGAGCATGTAAAAGCTATGTGTGGTGGCGGTATGGCTAAAGGGGGCGATGTATGTATGCCTTCTCATGGAAAAAACACAAAATGAAACCTAGTCGGGGTATGGGCGCAGTAAGGCCCTCAAAACGACCTAAAGGTTTAAACAATTCTGCGCCTGAAGGTGGGCCTGTGCCGGGCATTAAAAAAGGTGGGCTTTATGAAAATATTCATAAAAAGCAAGCTAGAATTGCTGCGGGGTCTGGTGAAAAAATGCGAAAGCCCGGAAGTAAAGGCGCCCCATCCAGTATCGATTTCACCAATTCAGTAAAAACGGCTAAAGCAAGGTAAAAAATGACAACTTCAGGCACACAATCGTTTAACTTAGACTTAACTGAAATAGTTGAGGAAGCGTTCGAGCGTTGCGGGCAGGAACTACGTACCGGATACGATATGCGCACAGCGCGTAGGTCTATGAATCTGTTGTTTGCTGACTGGGCTAACCGCGGCGTTAATCTTTGGACTGTTGAACAAGGACAGATACCTTTAGTACAAGGAATTAATACATACGCTTTACCTATAGACACGGTAGATTTAATTGAGCATGTTGTTCGTACAAACTCAGGGCAACAGAATAATCAATCTGACTTAACTATTTCACGTATTTCTGTGTCTACATACGCAACAATACCAAACAAACTACAGCAAGCTAGACCTATTCAGGTATGGGTTAATAGGCAGTCTGGAGCAACATATCCGCTTACAGGAGCCCCAAGTTACGCGGACGCTACAACGGGGGTCGACGCACCACAAATAACTGTTTGGCCTACTCCAGATGGATCACAAACATACACATTTGTTTACTGGAGATTACGCCGTATACAAGATGCTGGCAACGGCGTTAACACATTTGATATACCGTTTCGCATGATACCCGCCCTAACAGCGGGTTTATCCTATTATCTAGCAATTAAACTTGCCCCGGATAGAGTTGCCATGCGTAAACAAGAATATGATGAAGCATGGGATAGTGCATCTTCTGAAGACAGAGATAAGTCCCCTATCAGATTTGTACCACGTAGACAGTTTATTGCTTAACAGGAGATAGCGTGTGCCTAATCAGTTCTCATCCGGCAAGTTTGCAATCGCACAATGCGATCGATGTGGCTTTAGGTTTAAGCTGTCAGTTCTTAAAAAAGAAGTAATTAAGACTAAGAAATATGATTTAAAAGTTTGCCCAGAGTGTTGGGACCCAGATCATCCGCAGCTACAATTAGGTATGTATCCGGTCGAAGACCCGCAAGCTGTACGCGAACCAAGAAGAGATAGTAGCTATTACCAGTCAGGCATAGATTCTAACGGTTTTCCTAGCGGTGGTAGTAGACAGATTCAATGGGGTTGGAATCCAGTTGGGATGAAATATGATTTTAATGAAACACCAAATGCGTTAAAATCAATAGGCGTTACTAATAGTGTAACAATTAACTAGGAGTAGGACATGGAAGATAAAAAAACAGGTAGTGAAACAGGCGCTAAATCCGTTAAAAAAACTAATGGTGGTAAGACTAATGAGCAGATGTTACAACACGGACGTGTTCGCGCCAAACTGGTTAATCAGTTTGGCTCTACAAAGCTAAAAGGGGCAGGTAAATAATCATGGCTAAAATTAATGATAAACCAGCTGAAGCGTATGCTAAGCCACACAAAATGACAGGCGCAGCGTTAAAGCAATCAGACGTACTTGGATCAGGATATCCCGATAACAATGTAAAAACATCTGGTATTGAAGTGCGTGGTAGAAGTAAACAAACTAAAGGTAAACTTGCTAGAGGACCAATGGCGTGAACTATACACAGTTATTTAACACCGTCAAAACTTATACGGAAAATGAATTTCCAAGCACTACCTTTACTGGTACGGATGGTGTAACAACTGTAACTACGCTGAGCAATACCCAAGTTAATACCTTTATTACACAAGCAGAGACACGTATTTATAACGCAATTAACATACCGGCTTTACGGAAAAATGTTACTGGAAATTTAACAGCAAATAATCCATATTTATCTTTACCAACAGACTGGCTTTCTGCTTATTCTTTTGCCGTAATTGATAGCTCTGGTAATTATAACTATATCCTAAACAAAGACGTTAGTTATATTCGTGAAGCATACCCTGGGCCAACATCTACCGGTCTACCTAAATACTACGCTTTGTTTGGTACGCAGTTAAGTAATAACTATGCATTGTCTTATATCCTAGGCCCAACACCAGATCAAAACTATGCCGTAGAGATGCATTACTTTTACTACCCACCATCAATTGTTACTGCTGGTGAATCTTGGCTAGGTGATAACTATGACCCAGTACTGTTTTATGGTGCGTTATTAGAAGCTACTATATTTATGAAGGCAGAAGCCGAGATTGCTACGATGTATAAGGCTAAATACGATGAAGCATTAAATGAATTACGTAGATTGTGTGATGCATTAGAGCGTGGTGATAGTTACCGTGATGGGCAGCTTAAATTAAATGTAGCTCCTAAAGGCGGGGTTATATGATAGAAAAAATCTGTTCAACTTGCAAAATAAGTAAAAGCATGGATAGTTACCATGTAAAAGCAAGAAGATGTAAAATTTGCGCTATTGCCGCCTCTAAAAAGAGTTATGAATTAAACAAGAAAAATATTTTAGAAAAAAATAAAACAGTAGATGTTAAAGAACACAAAAACGCTTTAAGAAGAGAAAATTATAAACAAAATTCTACCAAGATTTTAGATAGAAACCATGTGTGGAAAAATGAAAATAAAGAAAAAGTTGCTTTATGTTTATCTAATTGGCAAAAAAATAACCCTGGTAAAATAAATGCAATAATAGCGCGTAGAAAAGCAGCAAAGTTACAAAGAACACCAAAATGGTTGACAGATTTTGATAAATTAAAAATTAAATGTATTTATTCCATTGCCGCAATGCTAACAAGGGAGAATAATGAGCCGTGGCATGTTGACCATATTATTCCACTTCAAGGCAAAACAGTATCAGGGTTGCACGTTCCTAGCAATTTACGCCCTATGCGCGAGATAGAAAATAAAACAAAGTCAAATATTTATGAGGTAGTATAATGGCAATTACACAAGGGCAATGTACTATATTTAAACAGAATTTATTAAATGGGTTGGAGAATTTTACAAGTGGAACCTATCGCCTTGCACTTTATACATCTTTGGCTAATTTGGACGCTTCAACTACTGCTTATACTACTTCCGGTGAAGTTACTGGAGCGGGATACACAGCAGGGGGAAAAACCTTAACCAACATCGTGCCAGCAAGTGCGAATGGCGCGGCGTATGTATCGTTTCAAAATGTTACTTGGAGTGGTTCTAGCTTTACTGCTAGAGGGGCTTTGATTTATAATGGCAGTACAAACGCAGCGGTTTGCGTATTAGATTTTGGATCAGATAAGACATCAAGTAATTTTACAGTAACTTTTCCAACAGCTACGTCTACGACAGCTGTTATCATTCTTAATTAGGAGCAATTATGAACAACGAATTAGCAGGTTTTGGAGATAACGCAGTAGTAACTGTATCTCGCAATCAAAAATCAGGTGAACCATTTGGTATGGAAGGCGTGTATAACGTTGTTTGCCGTGACAAAGATGGCAATTTTAAATGGGAAGATGTAGCAGAAAACTTAGTAGTGCAAGGTGGCAAGCAATTAATGCTAGATACCCTATTAAAAGGTTCTGCATATAGCGTTGTTGGTCCATTTTTAGGTTTGACTAAGGTAAGTTTAACGCCCGCAGCAACTGACACAATGACTACCTTAGTTACTACAAACTCTGGTGAATTTACTACTTATACAGTTGGCGGTTCAGCAGTTCGTGGAACAGCATCATTTGCATCATCTTCATCTTCAGGAACAACTCCATCTAACGTAACAACTTCTACTGCTACAGGTATTGTTTTTACAATAACTACTGCTGGTACAGTTTATGGTTGCTTTTTAGTAACTGGAACGGGTGCAGTAAGTACACTAAGTAATACAAGCGGTACATTATATTCAGAAGGAAACTTCTCAGGCGGATCAAAAGCTGTATTAGTTAACGATACATTGACTGTTACATACTCTACAACCGCAACAAGTTAATCTTTATGAGGGCGGCAAATGACTACCTGTGCAGTTGTCGATTCTACAGGGTTAGTAGTTAACATCATTGTATGTGAACCTACTGACCCCGCTCCAGAGGGCATGTACCTTATAGAATACCCTGATGCGGATGGCAACTACGCAGGTCCTGGGTATTTTTGGAATGGTGTAAATTTTATTAATCCAAACCCTCCTGAACCGTTGCCTCCTCCACCACAAATCCCAGAGTAAATAATGGCAACTAAAGTCGTACTCATCACTTCGGGCACTTCTTATACGATACCATCGGACTTTGGTTCTTTAGTATCTGTAGAGTGTATCGGAGGTGGTGCGGGTGGTGGTGGAGCAACAACAAGTTATTTTGGCGGTGGTGGTGGTGGTGCGTATGCTAAATCAACATCGGTAACAGGACTTACTGCAAGTGGTTCTGCGTTTATTAGTATTGGAGCAGGAGGTAGTGCTACTGTTTCAGGCGGTGATACGTGGTTTAATGCCGCAACAAATGCTGCTCCTTCGTCTACATCAAATGGTGCTTTAGCCAAAGCAGGTTTAACATCTACAAGTTTTACAGGCGGTACTGGTGGAACTTCAGCTGCATCTGTAGGTGACACAAAATTCTCAGGTGGTAATGGTGGTGATAACGCTGTAACAGGGCAACAATCGTCTGCTGGTTGTTATCCAGGCGGTGGTGGTGCAGCAGGTTCGGGTGGTGCAGGTGGTAAAGGTGGTAATACAACAGCACAAAATGCTTGTGGCGGTGGTGGTGGTGGTTCAGGCGGCGCTCCCGGGGCAGGTTCAGCAGGTAGTAATGGAACATCTTCATCTACATCAGGCAATGGTGGTAATGGTTATGGTAATGGCACATCGTTAACAGGTGGTGGAGCAGCAGCAAATCCGGGCACGGCAGGTACAGCAGGTACTGGTGGCGGTGGTGGTGGTTCTACTGGTGGTGGTGGTGGAGCGGGCGCAACAGGTTCTCAATACACTGCAACAGCAGGTGGTACAGCAGGTCCAGGCGGTGGTGGCGGCGGAGCATGGTATGGGCAAACAGGTGGTGCAGCTGGAGCATACGGTGGTGGCGGTGGATCAGGCTCAACATCAGGTGTTGGCGGCGCAGGTATTATTGTTTTCACTTATACCACAGGCGGTGGCGGTGCTTATACTGGTACAGTAACTGAAAATTTAGGTTCTGCTGATTCTCAAACAGTAAGCGTTTCTTATTCAGGTTCTGTAACTGAAAATTTAGGTTCTGCTGATTCTCAAACAGTAAGCGTTTCTTATTCAGGTTCTGTAACTGAAAACATTGGTTCTGCTGATTCTCAAACAGTAAGCGTTTCTTATTCA